ATGTAGCATGGCCGATGCTTCCTGGTTGCGGGGCTGCATACCGCCCCAAAGCATTTTCACTAGGTCGTCGTTGTTGATTCGTGCGACTGAGATTCCTAGGTTTTTGACGGCGTTGGTTGCCCAAGTGGATTTGCCGGAGCCGGGGATGCCGCGCAATGCGATTACTGTTTTCATTACGCTACCGCCTTGCTGTAGCCGAAGATTTCGGTCTTGAGCTGGGTGGTGTATAGGCGGCTGGCGGTTGCTACAAGCTTTGCGCCGAACTGTTCCTGGCTGTAGCCGTAACGGTGAATAATTCGCTTGACTTCAATCTCGTAGATATGCCAAGCCATTTTGCAAGTGTCGTTGTCTGAGAACAGGTTGCTGGCTTTTGCGGTAATCCAAAGACCGGCTACCAGCTCTAGATCTGCGTTTTCGGTGTTGCTCATTTTTTGCTCTTTTCGCTCTTAGGTTTTTACCTACATAAACCCTAGCACAAAACTAGAACATTTAGGGTTTGTTGCAAAACTGTTACCTAAGCCGCAACGTGAAGCCGAGTAGATAGCCGACGGCTCTCAAAGGATGCGGCTGAAAATGTGTAAGTGAATAAAAACGTAAATGAATGGAGGCCAGTGCGGGTTAGTCCAGGTGGTGTGTCTCACTTGTTTTCCCACTTGACAAGAGCGGCAAAACGGTCAGTGTCAAACTTTATGTGATAGTTGCGAAGATTTCCGTCATACCTAGCGCTAATGAAACTTTTTGAGTGTTTTTCCAGTAGTTTGATAATGCGTTCCTCAGTAGCCTTAGCGATTTCTGCATCGTGTTGTTCAAGCCAGCGGTGAAACTCGGCTTCGTATTTTGAATGAATAACAAACTGGTATTCGCCTCTCGCGGCAACATACCAACCTTTTACTTGTCCAGTTGTAGGTGTTTGTTCGCTCACTTGTTTTCTCCCTCTGTCAAAGAATCCACGGTTTCGGTGTCAACGATTCCAGACTCTTGCTCTCCCTCTAAATAAATACGCCGAGCCTCTTTACGAACCTCACCCAAATCAAAAGCAGTCTTACGAGTAATGTCCATCAAACGACTAGCACACGCCTGCCAACCCTGCTTATAGGCTTTCTTGACTGCTCGGCTTTGTAAGGCTTCGGTTTCTGTGTCTTTGAGTTGTTTTTCAAGTTCAGCAATACGAGCATTTCGTTTAGTTAGTGTTGCTTGTAAGCCTTCGATGTGAACGATGTAATCTTCACGGCTATCCAGATTCATTTACTTCTCCCCTGCTGATTTCATACCATTTTCGGTATGTTTTTTACACACAACAAGCTCACGCAAAGACTTCAACACACGCACAACCCGATCCGACTCAACCAAGCAATCCTCACAAAAACAGTTATCCGCAATCTCAGAATCAATCAACTGCAAAACACGTTCAAGCTCGGCCTCCGCACCCTGCTTGCGATAGTTCTCACGAACCTGCTCACCAAAATCATGCATGAAACTGCGCCCCCAACGTAACCTCAGCCTGCGCATAAAAATCCACAAACGAACCATCATTCACCAACACGGCATCAAAGTCGTAACCATCCATCGAAACCTCCGACAAATGACCGTTAGTAGGTGACACTCCAGGTCGTTCGATACGCCAAATCTTGCCACCCCGTTCACGGATCGCATCCGCCTCATTCCTGAACCTTACGTCCGGCACAATAATGTGGCCTGCAATCTCCCACTCGAATAAACGCTCCACCCAAAAGTCTTCGCCCCAAAGTTGGCGGGCTGTCATGCCCATGCGTTGAATCAGTGGACGGTATTCAAACGAGTGTTCCTTCAACGCTTCCCAACCTTCAGCGTCGACGATTTGTTTTAGGTTGACGCGGTAGCCTTGATAGTCGATGTTTGGGTCGAGGCTGTAGAGTGCTTGCCGTATTGGGTCGGCGAGACTGATTTTGTAGAAGCCGTGGCGTTGCTCGAAACGGTCTGCGAGCGTGTCTTTACCACTGCGACTGTAGCCTGATAGGCCAATTATTTTCTGCATTTTATTTCCCTTCCTAGAACATTTATAGCACGTTTAACGAGTTTTGAACATTCCGAATCGTTTCGCCACTACAACTTAAGACCTGTTGAATGTGGCCAGTCGATGCGCCGCGCCGCAACAAAGCTGCAACATACGCCGATTTGGAACCCCACGGCACTTTCACAGCAAACCCAGCCATCAAATCATCAACAACGACCTCATCAACGACAGAAACAACCTCAACCACTGGCGGGGCTTCATCCAAATCAATATCATCCCAAGCGGCCGCTGAAACCCAGTTGAATGCGCGAGCAGTATTCAACGCCCTCGTAACCCCGGCACGCTCCTGGCTGGTTTCAGGCATCGGTTTACGCAACTCATACTCATCAAACAAAGCCTTGATTTTGTTGAAAGTAGCTGCACTAATAGTTTTGCGTTTCAACAACTGTGAATAGTTTTGAGTTGACCAACCTATTTGCCGTGCCTGCCATGCAAGCGAAAACCCTTGCGCCGCCAACGCTTGCATCCGACGATGCGCACCCCGCGCATTCACAGACACGCCACCAGGCACATCCAAGCTGAACCGCAACGCCAACAACTTCTCTGCATTCGTTCTAGAGATTTGCTTTAACTGGGTTGGTCGCGGATCTGAACCGCTACGGCCATACAAAACATTCGTTACTTGAGTGCGGTGGACACCCGACTTCAAAGCAATAGTGCGAGTCCCCCAACCCCGCTTCACTAATGATTCCAAATGTTCCCGCACCGGGGCCACGTCCACAAACTTTGATTCATATTTACCGAACAGTTTTGCGCGGGAACGCTCCCTCTGCCTGACCGTGTTCGCGGTTTTGCATTCCTGGCATCGGCATTTCTGGCTAACATAAGTAGCCGCCGTTCCATGCTTCATCGCTTCACCTTGATAGGTGTTCCATCGGCTAGGAAATAGTCGTTCAGCTGCGCCTTGTTTTGCACGATAAGCCATTGGCGGGTCATAGATAAACCCAACTCTTTTTCTAAAAGTTCTTGGCAACTCCAAACGATTTTCATGTTGGCGCGCCACTCTGGGGTTACTGAGATTAGTGTTTCCGCTGTTTGTAATGCTTCGCGTGCTTTCAAGATTTCTGGTTCTAGCAGTGCGCGGCGTTCGTTAGTCAGCTTCTTCATTTAGCATCTCCATAAGTTTTCCGTGGGCTTCAACAGCTACAGTGTCGCGTGCGCCCGCCGCGAATCTTCCGGCCGCAAACACTATCCGGTCGCGTTCCTGCTGAGTCTTAGAAGTCAAATGCTTACGATTACACGGCTTCACAATAGTGCGCGTAACAGGGGTAGGGTCGGCGACAGGTTTCGGTTCGGCCTGCACACGATGCGCCACATTAAACCGTTCCTTGTTCAGCAACAAGTTGAACGCTTCAGCCTCCGAGAAAATAGGGTTCAAGCTCACTTCACAACCCTTATCGTGCGATGCGAACCAGGCTCAAAAGTAATGTGACCCTTAGCCGCCAAACGGTCAACCAAAGCCTTACCCGAACTACTCGACTTAGATCCGATACCCTCCGTCACCTCGCGGATACTCGGCGAATACGGATGCGTTGCAATAAAGTCCTCAATGAACTGTAGGGCTTCGGCTTGGCGTTTAGTTAGCATTGTTTTTCTCGATTTCTGTGTAAGCCATTTGAATAGCTTCAGCGAACTGTGTGGGGGTTGTTACTACGGATAGGGCGCTAATAATGTTTAGGAGTGCTTCTTCGCGGTCTATGCCTACGGCTGTGGCGCGGGCTACATAGATTGCGGTGATTACACCGTCCTCGGTTGACCGGCTCATTTACTTCACCGTCAATCGCATCGAAGGCGCGCCCTGCTTCATCGGCACAAACGGCAACTGCATTTTGATAGCATCCAAATCAGGAGTCTGACGGCCAGCAACCTCAGACCACTTCACAGTAATCCCGTCAATGGTCACACCCTGCACACCCTCAAGCTCGGCCTTAGCCGCAGCCTGCAAACCCTCCAGACGCTTAATCTCGGCAGACAATGACACATAGTCGGCGGCCGCGCGAGCCTTCACCTCATCAGTAATAGCATCCCCCGAAACATCCTTCGGAATGCCCTGGCAAGCATCCCCGAAAAACGGGCAGTAACTGGAACAGAAAGTGCCAGACATTTCAGGTTCCGGCGCAAACGGTGCAGACTTCACAGCCTCCAACCAAGCCAAAGCCTCCAACGCAACACTCTCGTCATAAGGCTCCGAATGCTCAACAATGTCATTCTCAGTGCCGTCACGAGGAATACCAATCAGCTTGACCGTATCAACCTCGAAACCCTTCAACGTCAGCAGGTAAGCATAGGTTTGAATCTGCCAACGCTTCTGCTTACCAACAAAATATGGGACACCCTTCAACGTAATCGTTTTCCAGTCAACAACCGTCTTAGTGGCAGGGTCATAAAAGTCAATAGTCGCCGGAGGGAAACCATCCACCTCAACACGAGTCTCCAACATAGCCCCCGAATCCACCAACGCCGACTCAATAGCTGCATGGATAGCCGTTCCCATAATGCTCGCCAAACGCAGGCCCTTATTGGTTTCCGGCTGGTTGTTCAACTTGAACCACACCTGGCGGGAACAACCCCCAAGTTGAGATACACCGATGGCAGTCTGTTGACTGCGGGCGCGATTGTTGTCGGCCTTGATGAGGGCTTCGACAAGTAGATCCTTGTTCATTAGTGATTCCTCTCAATCCACTTACGGCATTCAAGGACGCAAATGTATGCAAACGCGCCCCAGAACATGAACGCGTACAGCCAATAGGCTGGCGAGTTTGGTGCGCTTGTGGAGCTGGCGAGTAGGCTGGTTGCTAATACGCCGTATAGGAAGTTAAGCATTCTTCGCTCTTTCTGTTTTCGCTCTTTAGGCTTTCTGCCTGTATTTAGAATAGCACAAAACAAGAACAAATAGTGATGATTCATAAAAGAAACCAAAACGTTACGAAACTAAAACCTAATCACAGGGCAAGGCTATCTGGAGGGCAGAGAACGGCTTAAAGCCAGCCGCCTCTGAACCACAGGTATAAGGAACCTATCGGGTTTTCTAAACGGGTCACGCCTTACGGTAGCGACTGTCCACGCCCAACCAACAACCATTCACTCCGACCAGGTGGACACTATTGGGTTCGGTGACTGTTGATTCTTACTTCTCTCGCAGAAGCATTTGCCCCGATCTAAAGCTGAACCATTTGCGGGACGCGCTAAACCGGCGGCCTCTAACGCTCGGTATCTCCGCTGGTTAGGCGTGAGCAGGTTTGACTTTACGACAGTCCAACGGGCGCGGCCCTCTGTCAGTTTATTCAGTTGTGAGTAAAACTCTAGCCTAATTATTTAGGCCTCTCTGCCACTTTCGCCATTCAGTAATAGTTTTTTTATTCTTACTACGATTGCAAAATTGGCAAGCCGAAACAAGATTTCCGATGCTATGCCGACCGCCACGCGCCAATGGCACAACATGATCTATTTCAATGTTTTCTGTAGAACCGCAATAGGCGCAAGACCCGCTATAAAGCCGCTGAAGCTCTTTGACGGTTATCAAATAAACTCCGCCTTCAATCTTCCAAGCTCGACGCTTCATCGCCTTGAGAGCCATTTTTTCAGGATTATTTTGGCGATACTTTTTTGCCGATGCCGCAGTCCGCTCCGGATGGTTGGCGCGATATCGTCTCGTAGCTTCTAAGTTTTTATGAGGATTATTGCGAGCATACTCAATGTCTTGAAGTCGCTTGCGTTCTTTTTGCTCAGGGGTTCGATTGGCTCTATAAGCGCGAACATGATCCCGATTTTCGGCTTGCCATTTTTGACTATTGGCTTTTACTTTTTCTGGATACTTTTCGCGATAGCGTTTATCCATAGCCGATTTTTTATCGGGATTATCTTTATTCCATCGGCGTTTATTTGCGTTTATTGTGTCGCGATGCGTGGCAGAATAGATTTTACTTGCTGCATTTTCGCAAAGTTTGCAACGGCTGCGGTGGCCGTCTTTGGGGGCTTTGGGGCCATTCTTGATACTGAAACTATCGAGTGGCAAAGTTTGCTTACAGCCATTACAGAATTTGCTAGACTGTTCCATAGCGAACCTCCGTTGTTCGTTCACGCCTCCGGCAGTTCACAGCTGCGCGGGGGCTTCTTACTTCAAGTTTACCAGCCTAAAAGACTAAGGCAATTCGTCCCAGTCGTAGGCCTCAAACACATTGTAAGAATCATCTAAGTAATACCAGCGGTTCAGCACAGCATCCCACACAGGTCGCTCCAAAGGGTTCTCAAAGCTCTTTAGTTTCCATCCGCGAGCAATCGCTTCTTGCGCTGCGTCTGGGTCGGATTCCATAAGACCATTAAATAAAGAGCAAATAGGAATTATGTTTGAAGGCTGATTGCGTTTACTGGTTTTAGCGGATCCACCGGCCTGGCGATTAATTCTATGGTGCGGTGAAATAGCTTCATCGTCGCGGCCGCAATGTAAACAGTATGGGTGGCGGATCAAATACTTAGCCCATTCGCGCGCATTCATTTGACGTGTTCCCTGTTCACGCAATCACGATTCCGGCAAGCACGGTCGCCAGGCAAAAACAACTCCCCATCCAGCAACGGATTATCGGCCTCATCGAAATCCCCATGCCACGGAATGCATTTCCCTAACGGCCCCGCAATCGTTTTAGCGGGTTTCGCGCAACAGCTGCGGCACAGCAACTCAACGTGCCGGTCACGGCGTTTAGCCATACGGATTGAATCCTCGTCGAAGCCGCAACGTTTACAAATCACGGTTCAAGTTTATTGTGGAGATACCGGGATTCGCACCCGGCTCCGGTCTGGTCGCTTGCGCGGGTTCGCAGACCGTCGAAACTATTTATCCCCAAAACCTCGGAGGCGAAGCAGCGAGGGCGTGTCTAAAACTTTAGCAAATAGAAAGAGGGCCACGCGAGCGAATACGTGACCCTCTAAACGCCTAAGCGTCTAATAGCGCAGCTACAGTGGTGCGCCTACTTATTCTAACGGTTTCGCTCCACCCATGCCAAAACACGTTTCCGATACTTCGGCCAAGTAATGTTGCGCCAATTCAACTTGAACGCAAACCATTCATGCTTGACACCATGCCAAGCAGGTGACGGCCTAGTCATGTTTACGCTCCGAAACAGTCCACGCCAAAAAACTAATCAACGCACTAACAGCAACGCACGCCAAAACGATTAGTACAGCAGCTAAACCTGTACCGATTATTTGCTCCATCGCTGCACCATCTTCCGTACATCATCGGCTGTGTAAAGGTTCGGGGTGCTGTCGGCAGTGCGTTCGGCACGGTCGAGGTCTTTCAAAATCAGCCAGGTAGCGTTCGCACGGCCAGCCAACTCGCCATCATCCCAACCATCGTTGTAGGCGCGGCGGATCCACGGCTCAATCAGTTTCTTGAACATTCTTTACCTCCTGTAGGGCAAGCTCTAAACCGCGAATGGTGAGAGCGTTCACGTTGATGGATTTTGCGTAAGCCACCAACTTTTCTAGTTTCTTGATAATGTCGGCGCGCTCCGATTCGATACCGGCACGGCAAGCATCACCGCAAGCAGACACTAACTGCTCTTGCGTGTATTCGCGTTTAGGTGCGGGTTTGAACGGGCGGGAATACTGTTCCAAATCCTCAATGAAACTCACTTCAACCTCATCTCGGTTATACGCCAATCAACTTCACGGGCAGTCTCAGAGTCAATGAAATCCACCCAAACCCATTCCGCTGAAACATCCATCATCCACACCTGGTAAGTGACTTCATGCACACAGAACACGGGTTCGCAACGGCAAGTCGGTTCAATGATTTTGATTTGCGCCAAATCGGTAGCCACCATGTCGGCTAAGAGTTGTATTTCGGACTTCCAGCGACGGTTCACTTCAACCTCCAAACAATGCTTTTGCGGCCCGAAGGAAGTTCACGGAACTCACCCGAAGCCTCAACACGCCCCATGTCAACCAGTTCGGCGCGGCGGCTACGAATGCCTGATTCGGATGCGCGAGGCACATCGCCGAAATCAACCAAATCGTTGTAGGTGCGGATCAGTTCAGTGTCCGTCATTGGGGAGTGTTCCAGGATTGCCAAGATAGCGTCCTGAGTGCGGGAGGTGGCCTCCGGAGAGGCCTCCTCTGCGGCCCAATGTGAAGTTACAGGGTCGCTTGCGCGAGCGTGACGGCCGTCCATTACTTCGCCACCTTCTTCTTCGCAGCCATGATTGCAGCCTTCAAAGTGGTTCCCTGGACAGGAACGTCAGCGAAACTGCTTACAGCATCCCAAATGGTTTTCAGTTCATCAGTTGTGGTCGCATCGTTGACGGCGGCCAGCCAGTCAACCAACACGCCTTCATCAACCTTCTGAGCCACAATCTCGTAGCTGTCGTGGTCAGGGTCAGGCTCGTCAGTTGGCAGACACAGCAACTGAAGCAGGAACGTGCGATACGCCACACTCATGGCCTTAGCGGTTGCCTTGTCGCCCGAATCAAACGCTTCAGCGACAGCAACACCAAAAATCGGTGCGCCCTCGGATCCGTAAACCGCATACTGCACGGTTAAACGAACCACGTTCAAAGCCTTGCCGTTGTTGCTTGGCACGGTTGTGTTGTCAATGCCGGTAACGGTAGGAACAATGAATCCGCCAGCTTCACGGATTGCGGGGCCGACTGCGTTCATTACCGCGTCGATGCCTCGGAAGTTGAACCCTTGCGCCTGGTTGCGGTCTTTCTTTGCCACGCCCTGAACCTTGTTCATGGTGGCGATGATTACTTCGGCTGCTGTAGCCATAGTTTGCTCTTTTCGCTCATTGCCAGCTGGATTGCCGACACACTTATTTTAGAACAAATCTAGAACGAAGGTGAGACATTTATTTATAACAGTTTGATAAACGTTTTGCCCCAGGTCAGAGAATCGAACTCTGCAAGACAAGTTTTGGAGGCTCGTCACCGCCCAGCGGCCCTGGAAAGCGACTCGTTTTTATTTACTAAGGAGAGTCAAACCTTTGTTATTTTACCTAAAACACAAGCACAGTGCCGCTAAACGGCACGTCACGAACCAGCTCGAAACAAACAATGCCAGGCTTACTGTCCTCACCCGAAGTCAACCGATACCAGCCGGAACCCGAATCCATAGTCTTAGCTTGAATCCAATACCTAGATCCGCCATTACCCGCATCGCCTAGCTCTTGAACGCGCAAGTGATGAAAATGGCCGCTCAAGCAAATAGAGGCTGCTGAAATCGGTTGCTTACCAAACGCTTGCTTACGCCAAAAATCAGGGAAACTTTCAGGGCGATTCACTTGATGGCCGTGAACAACACCAACAACATGACCTAAAACGTCTATCGCCAACGATTCATCGTGCGGGGCTGGCACAGAAACGGTCACAGGAAGCCCTGTAGCGCCCGCCAAGCGGTTTATTTGCCCTGCGACCATAACTCCCCAGTCAGCAACCCCCGGCGCTCCTACGCGCTGTTTATTGAGGCGGAACTGACAATGATTCGAAGCAATGGAAACATACGTCACAGGCGCAAACTTTGCGGCACGTTGCACAATCTCCCAAATAAGACTGATGGCAACATCAACCTGCTGCATCAAAGACAAATCATTCGTCACAGCCTGGTTCATGTCAGCCGCGTTAGCAAACCCCTCCACAATGTCGCCAACATCCACCAACACAATGCGCTCATACTTGCCACGCTTGAACTGTGCCTCAATCTGGTCAAAGCTTTCAAAAACACGGGCAACAAGTTCCTCGGATCCGCCCCGCCCATCAGTTTTACCAATCTGGAAATCCGACAAAGCAACAACAAACGCTTTACCCGAATTGTGTTTTGCCACAATTTTATTTTTCGCGGCCTTCTTAGCGTTCGCCCACAACAATGGCAAATCAACAACTTCAGAACGTATTCTGAACTGGAACCGGTACGAAGTCAACCACTCGCCATCATACTTCTGCCATTTAGAAGTCCGAACCGTATTACCAATAACCTCATGCGTTTCAGGGTCAAACCCTAACTCGCGTAGGAAATCATCAAAGTTAGGTTGTCCCACCAAACCAGCCGTAGTAGCTGTGCCGGTCGTGCCATCAAACTCGACGGCAGGCCGCCAACCATTCGGGGCTTGAATACGTTCCGCCGCTTCCAAACGGTTCAAATCATCCAGCACATTCGCCCCTAGCGTGGCGGGTCAAAACCCCAGACTTAATTTCGTGACCATTCTTGGTCAACACTTTCGACAACTGCGACTTGCCGATTTTCGGGTTCTGTAACAGCTCGTTTACTTTTGCGCGTTCGGCCTCGCTCAAATCATCCAGCAACGAACACATTCCGCAACGCTGATTGAACTTGCTTGTCAATGCTTCGGTATTATTCAAATCGTCTAAAAGACTCATTTTGCCCCTCCATTGGTTTGACTTTTTTAGTCTAACCCCATAAAGGGTGTTTAGGGAATAAAACTAAACCAACGCTTGAAGGTGTGTCAAACCCACGTAATTGTTTTCACTGTGCCGTTCTTGTCCACGGCTTTCAAAGTGTTGCTGGTGGAGTTTAGCCATATGTCTCCGCTGCGCGGGTTGGTGGGATCCGTAGCAACCACAGGCGCAGTGAACCGTTTAGCGGTCTCCAACTTGTTGAGTCGCCGTTCAATCAGCTGAAAAATTTCGCGTAGGTTCGGGGGCAAAATAATGTTAGGCATTTACACTCCGGTCGTAGTCAAAGCTAGGGTTAGGGTCATGCGTTCGGGGCCGTTCTCACCTGGGGTAACGTCAAGGGCTACGAGGCGGTAAATCTTGTCTAGTCCGCTAGGGAAGTTGTCGTCAGTGATGCGGACGCGCACATCGTCGCCGATACTGAACGTGCCTAGTTTCGGATCTAGGTAAGGTGCGGCAATAATGCGGATGCTGTTTGGTGGCGTGGATTGTGCCGCAAGCGCGCCGTCACTCAACTTTTGGAGCAGGGTCGAATCCCAAACATCTGTGTAAGAAACAGCGTCCTCTAGGACAGGCCAACCCGCCGCAAGTTTTGTTGCATCGCTGGAGGTCGTCAAACCCATACCCTCGTTGCTACCTGCACCAACACCATAAACCTTGTTCGCCGTAACAGAGCCATCCTCGAAACTGTCGTAGGCGAGAATGTTGCCGGACGGAAACTCAAACACGGGCGCAGTCGGGTTGCTTGCCGAATACCGAGTGCCAGACTGAGGGCTGTAACAGTTGAACTGTTTACTAATAGTGCCGTCAGTGTTGTAACTCAACGCAATGTTGAAATCGAACCCATAAGAACCAGTTGCACCAGTTCCCTGCTTGCTCAAGTCCTGTATCGCCGCCAAAACCGACTTCAACTCATACGAGTAATAAGTACGGTTCACGTTGATGCCGGAAGTCTGACCCCACGGCGGAATGATACCAATATCGCCGTTCTGGGTAATTGTCGAACCCAACAGCAAGTTCAAAACAATCACAAACTGGTCAGTAGCATTATACACCTGCGTAGTCGTGATACGGCGACGGTCATAATACGATTCGAACTCTTGACCCGACAACTCTAAATGCTGACTGTCACTGTTCCAGCTGCGGCCCCAAATGATGCCACCCCAAACAAGAACACCGTCACGGTCAACATAGAGCGCGGTTCGGCCAGGAATAGTAGCGTTACGCACATTCAAACCCGAAGCGTTCACACCCGACAGCAACAAGTTGCCTTTGAACGTGCCAGGCGCATTCAAAGTCTGTGTAAAGTTCACGGCCGTCATAGGCAGTTCAGCCAAAATAGCGTTCGTCAACAAGTCGGCGAACAAGTAACGGTAAACGGTCATGTGTCTAGTTTACGCTCAAAACAAAACCCCCACCGCGCGGACGGTGAGGGCTTTATATATCCTTGAGAGACAAGTAAAGATTACTGCGGTTTCGTTACAGTGTCAACAATCGGTGCGACAACATCCGCAACAGCTTCAACCGTTGGTGCGACAGCGTTCACAGCCTGATCCACTACAGGGGCGGTAGCGTCCTCTAAAGCGGTCGTGGCAGCGTCAGCGAGAGTGGCGGCAATCTTTTCCTGCTGGGCTGTGCCGTGAGGCGCGTCAGGCAGTTTGATAGGGCGCAAACCAAACGCTTCATCGAGCGGGTTCAAAGCCTTCACGAGCGGGCCAGCGAAACCCACTAGGAACGCCCAAAGGAAATCTGTAGGGTTCTTAGCGCCGCCAGTGTAGGCGAGGACGATAGCCGAAGCAATACCGGCTTCAATGTAGGCGAATAGGGCGGTCTTGATTTTAGAGTTCATGGTTTTCCTTACTTCGAATAGGTTGGTCGGCCGTAACCGAGGATCCAGTTGTAACTGATGGCGTGACCGTATTCGGAAACCAGTCCAGGGGCAGGAGTAGTGCTGTCAGCAGACACAACCCAAACACCGTTCTTGTCAGCCTTGATAACAATACCGATGTGGTCATGGTTCACAGTGCCGTGACCCATACTAGCTTTCGGGTTTTTGTGTGCAGTCTCCCAATCAAAAATCACGCAATCGCCCGCCTGCGGAATACCGGAAGTGAACCAAGTTTTGCGAGCCTTGAAATGGTCAACCCAGTCACCGCAAGAAACAATGGCAGGATTTACGCCTAACACCCACGAAACAGCGGCGGCGCAATCAAACTCGGATCGTTGCTGCCATACGGCGGGAAGCCACGGCAAAACCTTACGAGGCTTACCCTCCCAAACTTGCAGTTTCTTTATAGCCTGTTGAGCGGTTTGCATAATCCCTACTTCTTAGTTGAAAAGAAACCGTTAGCAACCAGGTTAGACCAGATTTCTAATGCGGTTACTACAACGCTAAACCCGCCAATAGCCATCCATAAACGGATTTCAATCTTTCTTAAGCGAGTAAAGATTTCCAGTTCGTTTTCTTCCAACTTGACGATTCTTTCTAAACTGTTGGCAAGGCTGGCAGTAGTGGCTTCTTGTGCGCGAATGCGTGATTCGTGGTCGTCAATGGTTTCGCGGTGGCCGTCAAGTTTCTGGTCAATGCGTTCAACCAAACCCAATAGCGGGATTGCCCACTGTGGGGTTGGTTCGCTACTCATTATGCCCACGCTCCAACGCTAGTGACAGTGGAAGAACCGATAGGGGTTACGCGCACGAACGAACCAGCAATCAACTGAGCTGCAGAAACAGTACCACCCGAAATAGTTATAGACGGCGTGAGCGTGGTTGCGGCCGAGGTTTGGACAATTCCACGAACCTTCACCGTACAGTAGTTAGTTCCCGCACCAAGACCCGACGCAACAGTTTGAGCAATAGCGTTAGTGCCTGTTCCGCTAACCGTTGCAGTGTTTAGTGCAGAAGTAGTAGCAAGCGAAGTGGCGTTGCTTCCGAAATCAAACGTTGCCGAATGGGCGGTTGTTGTAGCACCAGTCACCATAGTAACGACAGAAGATACTGTGGGTGCAGACACGGAAATGGTTACACGCAACAGAAGTTCATACTCGTAAGTAGTGGAAGCCGCAAGGGTGAGGACACCGTTACCTGTAGAAAATAGGTTCTGGATAGTACTACCCGTAGTCAGCGAGCGAGGCGAAACACTGTAATGCGAACCATTAGCAACCGAGCGACCCGAAGCACCCGCAGTCGCATAAACAGCGTTACCGTCATACTCAAACGCGCCCGCAGTCTGAGTGGTCAAGTTAGTGCCAGCAGTCAACTTCAACGGAGCCTGAACAGTCGTGCCAGCAATCGGAGCCAACGCAAGCGAAGTCGAAGCCCAAGGACGCACATCCGCAATCTGGCCCGTACCAATAGTCGCCGCACCGTTCGCAACCGTAATCTGTGCCAACGCAATCGAGTTAGCTGGCGTAGTTGGCACACCCGCGCCAGGGGTTCCCGCATAAACCGACAACGTGGCCGAGTTAGTTGCACCCGAATACTGGGTATCGGTGAAAGTCAAAATCACTAAGTCAATACGGGTCGAACCAGAACTGTTGCTAGTGACATTCACGTTGCTGGAAGTATCCGAATAAGTGGAATACATTCCAATGCCGAGGCCAGAACTTCCACCCGCACCAGTAGCCGCAGCCCAACCAGGTGCAACCGACAACTGCAAACCGCTAGAAGGGGTTACAGCGAACGCACCCGCACCCGCAACACCCTGAGTGGAAAGCCAAGTCTGGACAGCCAAACGGTCATTCTCGGCAGTGTAAGAACCCGCCTGAACCCAAGCCGGAGTGCGTATAGTCATAGTTCTATCCTAAATGTAGGCGCTCGCCGAAGTGACGACCGCGTTCGTTGAACCAGTATTGTTGTAAGCCGTGAAAACTAGCGAGTTGCTGCCCGTCTGCAACTGAATCCAGCTGGAACCTGATTGCAAATAGTTGCGGGCAGGAGTAGTGATACCGCCCGAAGTTTTCGTGATAGCACGGTTCAGGCAGTCAATGTTTAGAGTTTCGCCCGTATTCAATGACAGGCTGAAAGTCATTGTCTGGTTTGTGGTCAAGTTTTGCAGGATAGCGGATGAGAACGGGCCGTTCAAAACAATCTGCGGGCCAGCAACCCAAGTGCCGTTATTGGTGATGGTTGTTGGTGTTGACGAACCGTAAATGTATTGACGGTTAAACGTCAGGTTGTAGGTTCTCGCGCCCGTTGGTGTGGCAGGTGTCAAAGTGTTGATTGTAGAAGCTTCATAGCTGCGTGGATCAGGTGCAAAGAAAGTAACCTGCGCTTTGATGAACCCGTAAGTGTATTCAGGGTCAAGGTTGATTTTGCGGTCACGGACACGCACACCAATAGTTTTCTGTGTATCGCTAGGCGACAGCAGGTAAGTGAGTGTGGTTACGCCCTGCTGTTGCGGAATCAAAGCCGCACGGAACAAGTTGAAATTAGTTTGCGCCGTATTCGAATTGCCAGCCGTAATAATGAAATCCATAACAATGTCACGGCCACCCAAAAAGTCACGGCCGCTAAACATACCGTCGTTGTAACCCTGATTATCGTCCTGCGTACGCATCATCGGCAGGGTTTGCAAACCGTCAATGTTTTGCACCTGGAACGGTGTACCTGCACCGAAAACGAAAGAGCCAAACTGGAACTGATAAGTAGTCAACGCCATTAGCGGCCAACTCCCGCCGTAATCGGCAAACCAAACTTGATACTGGACACGATAGCGTTAGCGACAGCTTGCGGACTGGCTTGCGTAGTGCTGGTCGAAGTCACGTTAATAATCTGCTGGTTAGCGAACTGTGTTTCAGTCGCCAACTTGCCCGAAATGCCCTTCAAACGGCTCGTAGTGCCAGTCTTAGAGCCCTCCGCAGTGACACTGCCTCTAATCTTTGCGAGGCTGTCCTTGAGCGTTACAGCCGCATTGTTCATAGCAGTAGCCAAAGCCTTAGTGGACTCCGTGAACTGGTCAGTAATCTGAAGCGACAAATCATTCACGCCAGTGGTCGAAACATCCATCGTCTGCTTATAGAGGGCCTGCAACTTAGCAGCCTGCTCCGGCGAAGCCGCCAACAGGGATTGAGCCATCTGGTCGCCCACAACAGCACCCTCACCCATAACCTGCTTCACGAACTCGGCAGAATAACCAGCAGCCGACAAACGCGCCGCATCAGCCGCCAACTTGTTAGCCTGCTCCAACTTCATTTGAAGCGCATTCGTCATCTGGTCAACGCTACGATAACCCTGGTTAAACAAAGTCGCAGCATTCACTTCAGTAGCTTTAGCGAACACGTCACGGAAATCAGTGATTTGTTTTTGCACCAAATCAGCAAAGTTTTGGTTTGCTTTCAAAATGCTGTCCGTGTATTTCTGATGCGCGGCCTTGATAGCGTCAGCGGTCTTAGAAATAAACGCAGCCACAGGATCCGTTCCAGTTGGGGTAACATTCCCGCCACCCAAACCAGAGGTATCAAACGCACCCAAACCAGAAGTATCAAAAGTCAACTTTGCAGACTTAGGGGAAACCAGCGCATCCGTAATGCTTTTAATGGTTTGCGGAATAGCACCCAAACCGGCCATCTGGTCAGCCCAATAAGCAGCCCCACCAAAATCACCAGCCTGCAAATCCTTCATCACTCGCGACAAGTCCTTATACTTGTCACCCAACGCCTGCAACAAAGCCGCCAAAACGTTGATAGTTGTCGCCATACCATCAAACCCGCCCGACGTATTCAAAAAGTTGAATAAAGCCGCAAACTCTTGCCCAACATACTCAATCGAATACACCAGGTGAGCAAACGACTTACCTAAAGCGGTAGTAGGATTCTCCAACTCAGCAAAAAAAGCTTGAATCTTAGGAACAATTGAATCCAACCAGTTAGCAAAATCACGCAACACCGGCAACAGGGCAGAGCCAACAGATTCCTGAATGGTCTTAAACGCAATCTGCATTTTTGCGTAAGGATCAGCATTAGCTGCCGCTGCGGCCGCGCCCTTAGTTTCCTGCGCCAACATTCCAACAGCATCAGCCGCGCCCTTAGTTTCAGGAGCCAAACGAGCCAAAGCACCCATCTGCCCCTCCTGGGCTTTAGCCAACGCCATAGTTACAGCACCCAAATCCTTATGTTTTGCAGCTGCAATGTCTTGCGCCAGCGAAAGCAAATGCATGGCTTTTTCAGAATCCCGAGTGACACCCAAAAACTTTTCAAACGCCGGACGCAAATCGGCGGCCATAACGTTCGTCTGCAACGCCATCGCTTCAAGTTGTTTATTGGTTTCCTCAATCTGCGCATCAGTAGCGCCAGTCATATTGCGCAACTGCACAGACATAGTAGCCATGCCGGCGGCGGCCTCACCCGCAGCCAAAGCGGCTTCCTTCAAATAGTCCACAAGTTTTTCAGCAATATAAACTTCGGCAAACTTTTTAGCCAACTCAACAGCTTTTTCAGTCAAATGCTCAAACGGGGTTTGCGTTTCCTCCGCGGCGTGACCAACAACTTTCAGTTTTGATTCAATCTCGCCAAGTTTCGCCGACAACTCATCGGTTTTAGCTTGCAATTCAATAATCAGCGGAGGAAGCATCTCACCCATTTGACAGCCTCCGTTTCACTGCGCGCACAAAAATGTCGGTAACTTGCGGCTTCACCTTGTCATAGGCAGGCCTCATATAAGGATACCCTTGACCGCCCCTACCCAGTTCGACAGCGCGAGCATAAACCATAGACGGCCCCACCGAAACCGAATAAGTGCCAAACCCTTGACGCATCTCCGTGAAAATGGATCGGCGCAGATTACCTGTCCGCACGTTAGGGAAATCAGGTGCGCCGTGAATATGCTCACCAGGTTCCCAATGCCCATCAACGCGACGGTGAACGCCCTGAAAGTTACGTTTAGCTTGCGCCTCAAACGCCAAACCCGCCTGCGCCGTAGCATACGCGGCCGCCTCATCCAACTTAGATTTAAACCCACCCAAACTAGAAACCAGTTCGGACAAGCCCTTAACCTGGACTGTTATAGGCATCAGCTTTCACCTCATCAACAACACTACCGATAGCCAACAACTGTTGAACCAAACCAGCCGGTTGAGCATCCACCTGTTGCGGAGTCCAGCCAAACCGTTCAGCCAAAAGGTAATACTCCCAAGCCACGTCAGGATAAACAAAATCAGGGTGTCGTTCGTTACCTTTCAACACCCATCGCAAGTTCTCTAACTGGCTGGCGAAACTTTTGGGTCGTCAACCTTGCGGGTCGGCATCAAAGCCTCAACCAACGGCTGTGCCGCTTCAGCGATAGCATCAACATCGGCAGGCGAAAGCTTGTCCAGGCTTTCAATCTTTACCGATGGCAGTAGCAGATCGTAAGACCAGTCAACGATAACGTTGGCCAGTAGGTTGTCGGTTAGGACAAATCCGCGGGGAACGTTGCCGCTCTGGTCAATGCTCATAATGGCTTTGCGGTCGCCGTGAGTGAGCTGGTCGGCTTCCTTCAAAGTGACCGACTGGCCGCTAGGAGTTTTGATTTCCATTTTGTTTCCTTCCAATCCCTTCCAAAATAATGCGTAAGCGGAGCCGGTGGAAGGGGGTTCCGGCTCCGCCTACTCTTGTTTAAATGTATGAACCGCTAGGAAGCGCGTTGGAAATAGCCCACTTCACGTTTGAGTAACCAGCAGTCGCACCCGCATCCGTAGTGTTACCGATAGCAGTCAGGTCAATGTCAACCTCAACATAATCCTTGCTACGGTCAATCACAGCAACAGTGTAAGCACCCTTAGTGATAGTCGCCGAAATGCTAGTAGCGGTAGCACCCGCACCCTGCGCCCAAGTAATCGTAATAGCAGGCTGAGTGTTCGTCAGGAAACGAGTCAACTCAGTGTCGTCCTGCATTAAGAACTTGAACTTACCCTTAGTGGACAGTGGCCCCTGGAAAATGTTGAACGGCTGCTGAGTGTTAGCCAAACCATAAATAGCCGACACGGAACGGCTAAGGGTCAGCGAACCCTCGGTAGCGTAAGCAACACTAGAACCACCAATGGTGACGGTAGCCTGCCATACAGGGGTAGCAGTGACAGTGGTAAACGTTGGGGTTGGAGTGCTGGCAGTAGTCGAAGCCCAACCAGTTCCCTTAGCGTCATACTCCAGCAGACCAGTGCTAGAAAAGTTCAGGGTGAAGTCGTGAATCGAAACACCAGCGTAAGCACGGACGTTAGCTGCATAAAAGTCGGTCAGCGTCAGGCTGGTTGGCTGTGCATCAACAGCGACCGCGCTAGCGTTCTTTAGCGAAACGGTGTGAGTGTAAGGTGCGCTCGCGCCAGTAGTCGCAACCGATCCAAGGCACGAAGCAAGCGGCCAAACAATAGTGTCAGCGAATACAGGGCCACCAAACTCCACAGTGGAGCGGGTGCGGCCAGGAACGTAACCGTAATCCTTGACAAGCGAACCCTGTGCCAGGTCAGAAACCATGAGCGGGTCGATAACGTCCTGCGCCTTCAGTTTGCTAACCGATACAGGAATGAAAGCGGTCGGGGCGACTGCGGTTCCCTCGGTGGTTTCCTTTGCGACACCGAGATAAGACCGGTGGCTGTTCTGAACTGCCATTAGGCTGCTCCTTAGTTAGTTTCCGCTGGCGCGGTGTCGGCTACCGGCGCGGCCGCGTCGGAAGTTGGGGTTTCAACAGGGGCTTCGGCGGGTGCGTCAGCAAGAACATCAGCCACAACAGGGTCAGCGTCACTCGAAACAGTCACCTTAGCGCGGCTAGACGAAACACCAGACGCAACAAAGTCGTCAGGCGCTTCGAATACGTCACCGTCAGCCAAAGTCAGGCCGAGAGTGGGCGCAACCAAACCCGCGCCATTGTAAACAAACCTAGCCATTCAAGCTCCTATGCTCGCACCATTTGAGTAACAACACCGGACACTTCGCACCATTGCTCGGTTGCACCGCCGTCATTAGTTTTAGGTTCCCCATGAACCGCGTCCAAGCCATCCTCAAACGCCTGCCAAATGACAGAACCATCCACCATTCCAAGTCTATGCCCGCCACCCCTCAAACGATTTTTCACGCCATCCACAATAATGTCGTAAGCATCCATTGCATCCTGGGCATAGTTCTCCATCGAATGGACAAAGATTTGAACCGTCACCCGATAGTCAATACGTTTCCAACCGTCATACGCTCCCCCCACAGCGATACGTTGCTCCGATTCGGAAGCAATAAACACGACAGCTGCGGCGCGCGTCAACTGGCCAGCAATCGAATTGGCTTCAAAGTTGATACGTTTAGGGAACGAAGTGAACACCTGGTTCAAACCATACGGAATGTTAGGGTCAGTGCCAATCCAGTTAGCGACCGCGGAACGAACCTCGGATCTACTCATTAGCGAATCCTACGGAACGGTTTCAGAATCTCTTCAGCAACCGCAATATCGTTGCCTAAACGTTGAGAACCAGAAATCTGTTGGCTAGGGTTAGTGGTCACAGCCATAACGAGCGAAGCATCGCCACGAATCTTTAGATAAGTGCTAGTGAGCAGAATACAAGCCTGTTTGATGGCAGCCGGCAGTGACGAAGCGGAAACACCAACCGAATGAGCGTAAGTCAGTGGGGTAGTTAGTGGCACAGTGTTGCTGTCGAACACGTAAGTCGAAGCAACGGTCACGGTCTCGGTTTTAGCGCCATCGAAAATAGTGAACTGTTCACCCGCCGTCAAACCCGTGCCGTCACTCATAGTGATAGTAGTGTCACCCGCGTTCACAGCCGTGCCGATAGTGCTGTTGAAATACCCGTTCACATACGAATAGTTCACAAACAGAGGCGCGCGGGAACCAGCTGAAGCACCAAAACTAATAGGGCCCTGCGTTGACCAAGTCAAGTTAGCGTTAGCGTAAGGATACAGAACGGACTGCTCCTCCAACCAGGCGATGCTCGGATCAGGAACAGCCGTCAGATTGTTCATGTCCGTGCCAATGTTGAGAGCCGTCAACGCCACAATAGGACTGTATTTAGGATGGAAAATCACTGAACCGTCAGGACGGATACGAGTGCGTTGCTGTTCAGTGTCCACAGTTGCACCAATAATCTGGTTACAGTATTGGTCAATGTGAGACGAAGCTCGCAAAATAGCGTTTGAAAGTTCAGCATCCTGCGCCGACTGATTACCGCCAGCCACAATGTTGCCATAATCAAGAGCAGTAGGTGCGTTCTTGTATTCCTGCAACGTCAGGTAAGGCTTAGTTTGCTGCCGTCTAATAGGGCTAACCGCGGTAGTCATTCTTTACTCCACACTTCGGGCAATCATAGGCTTTGAAAACCGAATCAAAACCGCAACCAATACAAGGATAACCATCGACGTGACCGAAGCTCGCGCCGGCCGCCTCGAAAAACCCTTCACGCTTCAACTGTGCAGCATCACGCGGATTATCAACCGAAATCGTGCCATCCTTACCAACATCGTAAGAACGCTTACTACCGTTCGGCAAATCAACATCAACACCCGAAACCCCTTTATCTGGGGCAACCAGTTTAGCCACAACAAATCCCTTCCTTAGAGGTAGAGGGGCAGAACCCGAAAGCCCTGCCCCTCCAACCGTTACCGCTTATTAGGCAGCCTTGATACCGTTTACAACAGCGTTGTAAGTAGGTGCGTATCCAACGAGAGTTCCACGCACGTAAGTGCTGAAGTCGTAGCTCTGCTGGATTACAGGCCAGGACTGACCAAGGTAGTCCTGTGGGCCAACCCAAGCCCAAGTCTCGCTAATCTGCGAGTCTGGCAGTGGGAGAGTCCAAGACGAAACGAAGGCCGAACCCTGCTCCATCCAAGGGTTAACCGAAACAGCAACCTGCTTACCAGTGGTCTCGTTCACGAGCGAACCGATAACCGCGCCACCGATGTAGTCGCCTACCTCGTTCTGTGCAAGGTTGATACGGTAAGCGGACTGCGAACCAGCCGACTTGATAGCCTCCGAAAGCTGCTTACGGTCTGCACCGTTCATAACAACCTCGTCGTAGTCAGCCTTCACAGCAGCGTAACCGTTAGCGAAAACGGTCTGGAACTCAGTGCCAGGGTTGCTGGTGCTGAATGCGCTGTTGATGTTGTTGACCTGACCGCCGCCGTTGATGGTCTGAGCGAACATACCATCGAAAGCGTTAGCAGGAGCCGAAGTGTCAACGGTTGGTGCGGTTGCACCAGTTGCTACAAGTGGGCCCTGGAGGGTGTAGGTGAGGGAACCGGTGCGGCCCTGGAAGAAAGCGTTAGCGTTACCAGTGGTCGAACCTGCGTAAACGTTGTAACCGATAGCACCAGCAACGTAGGAGATAGTTACATCCACTACCTGACCAGAGGTTGGGGTTACAGTCTGAACGGTCGAAGCAACCGAGTTGCCGAACGAACCAGCGTCAGCTGCAGCGTAAACATAGACAGCGGCCGCTGGCAGAGCAGTCTCCGAAGCAGTCTTAGCGCGAGCAGTCAGAGTGATGGTTGGTGCAGCAAGAGCCGAAGTGCGGCCGTAAAGGAACGCCTTCTCCTCGAACAGCATGGTTGCATACAGAACCGAGGTGGCCGACAGCTGACGTAGATCCTGGAAGCCAACACCGGAGAAGTTAGCGTCGAAGCTAACAGTGTCCGACAGGCCGTAGGTTACATAGTTGAAGGTCTGGTCGTAAGCAGTGTAGCTGATCTTAGGGCCACGCTGGAGGGCGAGGCTTCCGAAGGTGTTAGTTGCACCCTCAGCCTGACCAGCCCAAATGTTGCCCTGACCACCGGTCTCAGTACCAGTGAAACCACTGATTACCTTGGTGCGGTGAGCAGTACCCACACCCTTCTTACGAACAATCTTGTTGCGCAGAGGGGTCATGCGTGGGGTGAGCATCTTGGCAGGTGCTTCAAGGTCGTAAGCAGCGAAGCTAGACGACAGAGGAGCGGTCAGACCAATGTCCTTAACCAGAGTCTCGGTTGCGGTGGTCTGTGCAGCGAGTGCGCTGGTTAGAGCAGCAACAGCATCAGCCGACATCGACTTGTTGGCGATAAGCGACTCAATAGCGGCGGCAGGGTCAGCCTTTGGGGCAGGAGCAACACCAGGAGTGTTGCCAGGGTTGGTGAACGACTTGTTCAGTGCGTCCTCAAAGTTCTCCATAGCGGCTGCGGCCTTCTTAGCCGAGCCAGCCTCCGAGAACAGATCCTTTGCAGGAATGTTGATAGCCATTAGTTTTGTCCTTTCACAGACTTTTCAAGGTCGCGAGCCAGCTCCTCGTAACCCTTAGCGAGGGTTTTGTCGGAAGTGTTAGCGGCCTTAGTGCGCAGCGCGGCGATGCGCTGCTTCACTTCAAGGTTTTCTGGGGTTTTGGTGAACGCGGTTCGTGCAGGGCCGCCGGCGACAACCGCCGACTTAGCCACAACCAGTTCAGCCTCCAACTGGGTTGCCTTCTCTGTCTCGGCAACAAGTGCCGACTTTAGAAGGTCAACCTCAACGGTGACTGCCTCAGTTGCGGCGGCAACAGCCTTAGCCACAATCTCATTTACCAAATCGTCAGGCATTGCAGCCTTGTCAGCGCACTTGCAATCCTTCATTGCTTCGTTGCACTTGTCGCACATTTCCACGTCAGCAGAAAGCTCTAGGTCGCCAGCCAGCAGGTCATCGACAGCGTCCTCGGCGACGGCCACGTTAGGTTCAGCAACCTCACCCTCAGCAACCTCACCCTCATACCAGTGGAATAGATGCTTGATGGACTGAAGCAGTTCCTTGATGGACTCGCGCTCATCAGAGCCAGCCTTCATCTCGTTCGCTTCAACCACAATCAGGTCAGATAGTGCGCCGATAGCTGCATCGTAAGAACCCTGGTCAAACTTTAGAAGGCTAGTGACAGTGTTCAGCAGGTTGGCGGCCTTATCAGCCGACTCCTCAACAGTTTCCTCAACAGGCGCATCGGCCACAACTTCGTCAACAACGGCTTCAACAGTTTCAACGATTTCACTAATCGCTTCAGCCACAGCCTCAACAACATCCGCAACTTCAACGCTCTTAAACGCGTCCGCAGGGGTCGGAATCTCAATCTGGTCAACAGCCATCAGGCTCTCTCCGTTCATCGCCTTAGCGATAGTCATTTTCGCTGAAGGATTAGCGGGGCGATCCACAACCGAAACTTCAACAATCTGGCCGCCAACAATACGACCACCAGGGGCTTTAGGGTCACGGATAACGCGAGGGCTACGAATACCAATCGAGAAACCCTTCAACACACCATGCTTGATTTTCTTAACCGAACCCTCATCGACAATCTTTGCGCGAATATAGTGTCCGTCAGCTTTAGCCTCATACTCGGTGGCAGTGCCAGCCGCAGTAGAACCATGCATCTCTCTGATGTTTCCTGCAGCCTCGAACCAGTCCGGCATCGCAGACTTCAACCATTCGTTGTCGCAAATCTGCTGGTCAACATCCAGAGTTTCGTCAGTAGCCTTACCGTAAACAGTGACAGTGCCGTCATCGTTCGCGTCATACTTCAAAATGGGGGCGTAAGCATAACCCATTTCAGCCATAAGAACTCCTTCGTTATCCAATTGTTATTCTACGGGGCTAGTTTCTCATCGACAGAATAGTGAGGCTTGGAGTGCCAGCGGCCGCAACAGCCCACAGCGAATCTCCGCCATCGAAATGGAACTCCAACATCGCACCAGGTGCAATCTTGATGCCTGTGGTCGCACCAGTAGCGGTCACAGTGGAAGTGCCAATATAGACGGCGTTCGTTGCATCATTGTTCTGCACATAACAGCGAACCGATGATTGACCGGCAGGGAAAGTGAAAACCTTCTGCGCGGTAGTGCCTAGGGTGGTGGCCTGATGCTTTTGTGCCATTAGATTTCTACTCTCCAAACAGGGGCAGTGTCTTGCCCTAGAAGCCAGCGAGCGAACAACCTGTGATGTCCGTCAATAATAATGTTATCCCCGCCATATACCACGACGAGGGCGTTGCTACGGTAAGGGGTTACAGCTTGACCCATGTTTTTAATGTGTTTCTTCACGTTTTTACGGCGAAGGAACTCGTCTGTGCCGGTTAGATCCTTCATCGCAACCAAAACGAGTTCGGCTTCATCCCAAACATTGGGGTCGATGGTTGGTACGTTAGTGGTTTTCCACGGCGATTCAACGTATTTATCTATTTCGGTAACGTCGGCGCGGTTGGGGTTTGGTAGGACTGTTAGACGTGAGAGGGCGCGTTCGACTTCGAGTGGGCCAGGAACACCCTTTTTGACTAGGTTCGGGGTGGCGGCTTTGTCAGGGTTAAAACCTTCAACAACAGGGGCAATCGTGCAACGGCAGTTAGGGTGCGCTGGAGGTTCAGTATCGCCACTAGGGAACTCCGAACCCATGTCTATCGGGCCAGCATCCTCATTCTCTTGGCATTCATCACACGGCTCCATACCAATCCACTCAACCTGCTCCACGCCAAGTGTCTGATAGTTGTCCACAGACGCAACCGACATGGCGCGAGCCATTTCCGTGTTAGCGATAGCGACAGCGCGACGCGGATCATCCAACAAATCCTTAATACCCTGCTTCATGAACTCGCGCGCCACCGTATCACCAGCAGCACCCACGCGCAGGCCGTCAGCCAAAATAGTGCCAATACGGTTCAAAGTAGTATCGTTTACATCCTTGATGGTGGCGTTCGTGCGGTTCAATAGTTGACGCAAACGACCCTTGCCACGAACCAGCAAATCAGCTGCACGATGTCCAGGTTTCCAGTTACTCCAGTCAATGCCGATGGCGGCCCCGAAATCGAACGGGGCAGCATCCTTACGCAACGCCGCATTCGCATAATGTGCGTTCGATGAATCCTCACCCAACACATACCCTTCCGCATAAACAGTATGCAGAATGTCAATAAGCGCAGAAGAACGCGTAGTCACGTTCGTTCTAGCCCACTCACGCACCTGATTCGGGGTGACTTGCGAACCGATAGGGAACGTGTTCAGGAACGCATCCACTACATCGTCAACGTTTACGCTTCCAGCAATGGCTTGCCGGATTGCCCCAACCTGACGTGCCGCCGTTCGGACAAGCGCGCCGTCAATCCTGTCAGCTAACCTCACTTGGAATAACGCTCCGCATACCAGCGCGCACCGTCATGGTCGCCGACAGCAACAAACTTGTTGAGCGTGTCAGCGTAACCGCTAGGAACATGGTCGAACTTGAACTCGCCCTTTGGAGACTTTTTCAGCCACTTTTTGAAACGAACAAGTTCAGCAATGTCGTTAGGCAGAGTGGACTTCGGGGTTTCTAATGCAGGTTCTGGGGTTGCGGTTTCGGGTTCAACAGTTCCAGTCGCGTCAGTGGCAGTGAACGGTTGCGGGCCAGCCTCGGTTAGCGTATAAGCACCAGCGGCAACAAAGATAGGTTGATCCGCAATCTCCGACTCTAGCAACGGCAACCCGTTCTTAGCGCGAGCCTCATTCAAAGTCAGTGAACCATTCTTGATACGAATGTCCTCAGCCTGGGCGATAGCGGTGTCGTCTTGGCGGGCTGACGGCTGGAACTTGAACTCTAGCTCACGCGGCATACCCGCATAAACGTAAGACAACTGACTGATTTGGCGGGCAACCCAGCGCGACAACGGTAGAAGCCCAACAACTTCAGACGACTCCGACTGGCCTTCGTGAACCGAAGCGCCACCCAAGCCAGTCTTGCCAGTGAAACCAATCTCGGTTGGCAGGATACCGAAGTGGCCGCAAATGCTAGTGACCAGGTACTCGTCCAGTTTGTCGCTGAACTTTTCGCCGTAACCATCGAACTGTACGGGTTCAAGACCGGCAGGGAGTAGGCGGGCGCGTTTGCGTTGCTCGGTTTGGCCTGCTAGGTCGTCGTTGAAAATGTTTTCGTAGGCGCGTAGCAGGTCAGGGTTGTTACCGAAGTTGGCATCGGTTTTGAACATTAGTTCAGGCATTACACCGTCCGTGTATTCGGCTCTCAGCCACTGTTGGCGGCGCAAATACAAGTCAGCGAGCGGTAGGGCGCGTTCTACAGGGCCGTAACCATAAACGCTGTTTGTGCGACGGTTGCGGACAAGATACGACAACTCATCCGAAGTGAACTCGCCGTCAGCTTCCAAAGTTTCGGTAGGGGCAGAAAACTCGGTGCGAGGGAAACCATACAAAATCTGTTGGAATGCAGCGTTCGGCGGGGTAGGGCGCATACCACGGTCGTTGATGAGCGGTTTGATAGTGGAAGCATCCACCAACTGAAGCGACTTCAAATCGCCGCCTACAGTTTGCTGGGGCCAGACAGCGACAGCATCCAACACAAGCAAGTCCTCTAGGAACATTGTTAGCCAGGATTGGAAATCCATACCGTTTTCGATGTCGGGGGTGGCCCAAAAGTCGCGGATACGGTTCATCTCATTCGTGAACCGGTCTTTAGCGATAGCTGCGGCACGGATCTGGTTTACGCCTTCCTCAGCCATAACCTTTTCGATAGCTGACTGGGTGAGGCTAATGTCCCATTCCAGGCCGCTCATCTTGTTTTTCATCGCTTCGATACAGCGGCGGATAATGTCTATCTGGTCCGCTGATTGGCGTAACACTTTGAACGGCACGAGGCGGCCGCCCGTAACGTTAATGTTTTGGGCAACCTCGAACTCCCAACGGCGGGGGTCTGGTTTGCCTCGATCACCGAGCGGGTTGATTGAACTAGGGATGAGTGGCATTGCGGGCGCGAATGGCACGTTAGCCCATTGACCTTCGCGTTCCAGTGGCACGTTTACGCCTGTTGCCGACCCTACGTTGGGGGCGGGCATTGCTTTTACTACTTCACTGGCGACGCGGGCTAGTGCTTTATCGAAAATACCCATACGTTTATCCTAACTAGGCGATGTTGCCGATAGTTGTTGCGCTGCTCAAGTCCTCGAAGCGGAAGTTGGAGCCGAGCGCCGAAGTGATAGTTCCAGCGGAACAAGTGACGTTCAACTGGATGCGAGTGTCGGCGGTGGCGATTACTGTGCCGTCAATGGTGGCAGCCATGTTGGCGTTGTTGGCGATTGAATAGGATGCGGCCGACGTGGTTGTGGTTGCACCAGTAGCGTTGATGTGAATCGTGTTACCGTTCGTACCGATAGTGGTCGATGCGCCTTGAGTGGCTAGGTTTACGAAACCCGACAACTCTAGGGTTGTGGTTGCCGAGTTCGCGAACGAGAACGTGACCGTACCGGCTGTAGCTTTAGTGAACTTCAGATCGTAACTGAAACGATACAAATGTCCTGCTATCAGGTATGGTCTGACGGTTGCTGTGAAGAACGCTCCACCCGATGCAACGCTTGCCGAGGTGGCGAGCTTAGCGAACTGGTCGCCTGCAAGGATTTGACGGCCGTTACCGACAGTCGTGTTTCCTGTGACATACAGGTTGTTGCCATCGAACTCTAAAGCGCCCTGTGTCTGCGCAGTCAACAAAGCACCGTTAAGGAACTTGACGGCAGGAACCGTAGCCGTTCCAGCTAGTGGACGAATGAAGCCGTTTATTGTTCCAGCGTTCGTATAGTAGGAAGCATCGGTTTCGATACGGCCAATAGGAGTGCCGCTAACGTTGCCAAACTCTGCAAGATATAGTCCAGCTGCTGTCGCAGCCACAATGAGCGGGCTTGTATTATCCATTCCCGAAAGATTGTTAGCTGGAATAGCGACCTGGCTAGAGCTAACGACAGCGCCCGTGAAAGTTGTTGCGTTTGCACCCGTAACCGTCAACGCTGGCGTGGATACGGCAGACGCATAAACGCCCTGGCTGGTAGAAGAACCGACACCGAAAATCTTGGTTCCAGAAGCGTCACGTGCCTCAACCAAAGCACCTAACTGACCAGTTGTGGCGTTGATAGCCAACGCTTTAGTTCCAGCGCTACGAGGCTTAATACTTAACATTGCTGGGGTTTGGAGTGTTCCGGCAACAGTTTGCGCACCCGTGGTCGTGTTTGCATACGAAACAGTCCAAGGGCTGACAGCGGAAACAGCGGTTGTTACATACGTGCCGTTGTAGCCGGTCGGGGTGACACCTGAAATGACAACGACATCGCCGGCAGTAAGTCCAGGGTTTTGCGCTACCGTAATGGTGGCGGTTGTGCCGTCACCCGAAGCGGCCGTGGTTGCAGCCGAGTTAGTGGTTGTTGAGTTGTAAGACAGCCAATGGCCGTTTATTGGGGTTGTGCCGAAATACTGTTGGTTGTTGACGTTGCAACCTCCCAGAACTGTGCCGGAAGAGGTTTGCGTCTGGTTCAGGTCAGCGGTTTGTGACGTTACACCCTTGATGATGAGTGCGTTGCCTGCAGCTGTGGCGGGCGTGAAGGTTTGCGTGTTAGTCCACGTGTTAGCGGCCGAGAGTGAAACGCCGCCACCAGAACCGTTAGCGGCAGCAGTGACGCGGCCGAAAGCATCCACAGTAATGTTTGTGTTCGTGTAACTGCCAGCGGTCACACCTGACGAAGCCAAACTAATAGCAGGCGTTGAACCGCCACTAGAAACGATAGGCGCAGTTCCCGTAACGGAAGTTACACCGCCCGCGGATCCGTTCGAAGCTGCTGTGATGCGGCCCTTACTGTCCACGGTGAGATTCGTGTTCGTGTAACTGCCAGCAGTCAAACCAGCGACAGTCGCCAAAGTAGGGTTCGGATAAGCGCCCGCAAGGTCGCCACCAGCCGTACCAGATGGAGTACGACTATCAGTTAGGCGTGTATCCGTGCCGTAAACAACCTGCGACACTGAAGCGTTACCTGTTGCGGGAACATCCTTAGTGGAAGCCGTACCAAGCCCCGACACTTGCGTGTTAGCGATAGCGAGCGCGGACTGGTTCAAACCGATAGAACCCGAACTCGTAATTGTGCCACCCGTCAACGGGCTAGTAGCAGTAATCGAAGTCACACCAGGTGGGGTTAGGATTTGAATCCAGTTAGCCAACGTGGACGCTGGAGTGGCAGACAGAATAAACGTTTCGGACAGGTCGGTGCGGACAGCCAAGTCACCAACGTTAGCGGTGAGGGCGAGCATAGCGGCCTGACTAGCAACCGTGTAAGTGTTGTTTGTGACGAGGGCGGGCAACTGGTTGGCTGGTACTTTGCCTGTGCCGTCTAGGGATGCGACACCGGATGCGACACCAACCGAAGCGGTGTTTACTTTGCCAGCCAAGTCAGTGACCAGGTTCGTGACCTGCGATTCAGGAATAGCAGAAGTGGTTGTCAGCAGGGTTGCCGAAGTTGGAATGACAGTACCGTTGATGCTCGTAGCCGTAGCAGTATCCAAGCTAGGGGTCGTGAAGCTAGGCGAAACGAGAGGCGCTTTAGCGGCCAACGCCGAAGTCAAACCCGTAACCTGCGACTGGCCAACCGTCAACGACGATTGGGGCTTATTATTCCAAATGCCCGTAGTTGAGTTATAGACAACCAAGTCACCGTTCGCCTGATTCGTGAACTCAACATTCGAATCCGTGCCACCCAAAACCGAACCAACATCAGTGCGCACAAAAATAATGCCCTGATTAGGATGCGAACGAGTAACAAACGCGAGAGGCAGTTTCAAGCTAGGGGCAGTCGGTTTCGTAGGTGTTAGTCCACCTGGAACAGTCGGGTCAGCCCACAACACAGTTCCCAAACCCCACGCAGACGTGCTGAGGTTATGAATCTCACCAAACGTAGTTACCTTGCCATAACCATTACGAGGAATAGCCGTAGTTGTAACACCTAGACAGTAAATGCCTTGAACGCTACCGTCAGCAATCAAATGGTCGACAGTAATCGTGTCCTGCTGAACACCCGTAGCCATAACAACCATGCCTTGAGCAATGTCAGAGTTGGACGAGTTGCGGACATAAATGTGTTCCTCTTGACCCACCTGCAGGCTAGTGCCGGCAACGTCAGCAATCTTGGCTGTGTCACGGTTGCTATCCCATTGGATCATGCCCGAAACTGTAGTCGGGGCAGCGGCTAAATCTAGGGTGACACCTGCGACACTTGTTGCGCCTTGCGCGTCGCGTTGAACCACATAGTTGGGTGTGTCGGCTGCTGTAGCGTTCACGCCGATTACAGCGTTCGTGGTAGTGCCAGTGTTCGTGATAGGGCTAGTAACATTCACAACACCCGAAGCGCCCTGTTGACCCTGCGGGCCGGGGGAAGCCAACACAACATTATTGCCCTGCTGAGTGACCGTCAGGTTATTGACTACAGGTGTGACGATGATTGTGTCAGCCATTTACGCCACCTTTGGGGTGACGACAATAACGCCCTTCAGCAGGCTCGTAACGACACTGTTACTGGACGTGATAACGAGTTCGGCACGATACTGGCCTGCGTCAATGCTGGTCTGTGTAGCGGTCGCATGAAGAGCAATAGTGCCAGTCGCGCCTGTAATCGTAATGCCTGAACCAGTGGTCAGAATGAGGCTTGTTGAACCCGACACCAAACTAAACTTCGCCGTATAGTTCGTCAAGTTGATTGGTGTGCCTGTGCTGTCCTGGTAAGTAACAGTGAGATACCAGTCGGCGGCTTGGTCAATCGTGGTGGTGGAGGGGAAAGGGCTTGACATTTACTCTCCGAGTTTCGTCTGGCAGTGTGGGCAAACTGTTGCAGTCTTGCTTACTGGCATCCGGCAGGATGGACAGAACTGGGCTAGCCCTGCTAATCCCAGAATACTACTAGCACCTTCCATAAGGTCAGTCACCGACCATATAGCGGCATCAAAATTATTTGGACTGTCCTTGCTGGCTATCGTGTAGTTGCATAACTGATCCTCAAGCACAGGAAAACCACCGACAAGATGGAACCTGTTTTGTTCAGCTAGGGAAGCGATTGGTTCGGCACGCACAATCTTGCCGCGCGTTGCTGTCACCTTCTTGTAACTCACGGTTGAATCAACTTGACGTATCAAGTGTTCAATCATGTCGCCACCATTATTGGTTTCGGCAACAATACGGTCAGCTTTATGGCGATGGTAAGCGTCCACGGCTATGCGCGCCCAAGCATCCGGTGTTTCACGGCAAGTCAAATCTTCAAGAATGTAGTAATGCTGGTCTGATGTGACACCGGCCACGACGATACCTGTTTCGTCCGAGTCCTCACCCGAAGTCACGGCAGGGTCGATAGCGACCACGATGCGAATGAGTGGAGGCAAGTCGGCTAACGTGATTCGGTTGGCTTCCAGGTTGTCACGGTTGAATAGCGCACCCTCGACACTATCCACAATCTCCCCATACAACTCCTGCCGACCTAGGCGAGTGCCGTCATACTTCGCCAACAATTCGGCAAGCGCCGAAGGTGCAAGGTTGGCCGCGTTATCGAACGTGGAACCACGCACAACAATCACGCCTTCACGCTTCATTACATCCTTCACCAACTTGGTTGGCCTAGGAGTGGTTGTAATCATTACTTGCGGATGTTCACCCAAACGCAAACCAAACTGCAACTGATCCCAAGCGTCAGGGTTGTTGAAAGCCGCAAACTCGTCACACCAAGCCCAGTGAAACTGAGGGCCGCGCAAACGGTCTGGTTCTTCAGCTGAAAAACCTTTGATTCGGCTACCGTTTTTCAAAAAGATTTCAGCATTAGAGCGGTTGTAGTTTTCTAACACACCAAACTCGTTGAGGATGCGGATTAGTCCGCTATCGCCTTCGAAGCAAGTGTCGCGCACATCAGCAAAGGTTGGGGCTAGGACTGCGCCGCGAGTTTTAGCACCCAAAATTGCTTTCTTAGATGACCATTCGGCGGCACTCTTTGTTTTCCCGCCGCCGCGACCAAGCAACATCATGTAGACGCGCCACGAGTAATCGTCAGGTGGTAGCTGGTTTGGTCTCGCTTGTAGGTTCTCCCATTTGTAGAGCCTTGCTGCTACTTGCTGATTGGGTGTTAGCACTGGCAATGATTCTGGCAAGTTCTGATCTAATGTCGTTTGCATCGTATGAAATCACCTCTGCCTGTATTTTTGTGGGTTGGTCTAAACCGAGTAGGCGCGCCCTACGTTCCATGATGCGAAGCAGGTTAGCGATGCTGGGGTTGTCGCCTTGTAACACTTTGCCCCAGATAGCGGACTGTGCCAGGTCTAGGCGTTCGGTTTCCACTTGCCGGATAGCGTCAACGTCCTCTTTGACTACACGCTTCAAAGCGCGTTCGTAAGCGTTGTAAGCGCCACTAGCGGTTAGTCCTACACGTTCGCCAATCAAATCCCAGGTGAGGCCGCCACGGCGTAGTTTGACAACTTCCGCTTCACGTTGCGTGACTTCGGGTTTGGGTGCGCCACCCCTTGGTCGTCCACCTTTTGCGCTAGCCATAAGTTTTAGTGTAATCGAGAATGATTATCAGTTGCAGGGAATGACTTCGCCACACGCCTGGCACGTATGCGTCCGAGGCTCCAAAACAGGCAAGGGTTCGGGGTCGGTAGGTGGTTCTAGGTTCTCGAAACCGAGTTCTCCAACTTCCCAACCGGAAGCGTCTAACTCTATGAGTTGGTTGGCGAGAATGTTTGCATCCCATTCAGCCATCTCAGCTGTGCGGTTGTCTGCGAGAGCATAGGCGCGGGCCATTTCGTAAGACCAAGTTTCGGGAACAGCGGTAACGGCTATCTCTGTCCAACCTAAATACTTTGCCGCCTCAGCTGTGCCATTGCCTGCGAGGATAACTCCATCGTGGGTAACGACAATCGGGCGGCGTTGACCGAACTTGTCCAGGCTGTGAGCGATGGCTTGGATGTTTGCGTTAGAGTGTTTGCGGGCGTTCTCTGGGTCTGGGGTTAGATCCGCGATGCGTCTAGTTTCGATTAGCATTAGTGCCACTGACTCCAAATCGTTAGCCATACGGCGAGCGCCGCCCCGACAAGAACAAGCCAAATCATTCGTCGCTCCATTCAGTTGGCCGATGGTCGCCGTGCAAAACTTTGAACGTGCCTTCAGCGATATAGATTGCCCGCCAAGAACGGACAGTTGTGATGTATTCGGTTCCGCAAATGCATCGGAAAACGATTTGGGTTTTCACTTGTCTTTCCCTGCCCAGCCAGTGCCTCGGAATGTGACTGCTGGTGTCGTATAGCTGCGGATCATTGCTACTTTGCAGTTGTTGCAGGTTGGTTTGGGTAGGGTTTGCGTCATTGGTTGTGTGACCGTGAACACGGACTGGCATAGTGGGCACTTGAAGTCGTAGTGAGTCATTTGTTTCCCTCTAAAAAAGGTTTGCTGGCTTTTGCCCATCTTTTCCCATTACGAATAAGGCTGATGGTAGAGGATTCGATTCCTACTATTTTTCCTATTTCGCGCTGGGTTTTACCTTGTGCAAGCAACTCAAAAATTACGGGAATATCGGCTTCAGTTAGTTTTGCCATTCCATGTTTTGAACCAGAATTATCTGGCTGCTTCATCAAGCCTCTTGCCTGAGCTTCCATCATGTTTTCTTTAGATGTTCCCCAGCGCAGGTGGTCAGGGTTGATGCACGGCGGATTGTCGCAAGAATGAAGAGTATGCATTTTGGCCCCAGGTTCGCCGTAAACCATAATTGCAACTAAACGATGAGTTCCATATTGTTTCCCGTTAGTGTAAACGTAGCCGTAGTTTTTGGGATCTCTGCCCATTTGCCATTCCATGCATCCATTTGGCATAAGTTTGGTGTTTTTTAGCAAATACTCGAGCGTTACAGGTTCGGTTCGTTGTGGGGCTTTGGTATATTGATTCATGTTGAACTACCTTTCATAGTTTGACCACGCCTCCGAATGTTCTCGCATTGCGGAGGCATTTTTATTTTATCGCCACCGCCGACCTTTTAGAAAAGTGACGAACCTATAAGCCGTAAACGGTTTACCTTTTAGAAAGGTGCGTCGTTGTCAGCGAAAGCATAGGCAGGGTCAACAACGGGTGCGCCCCAGTCGTTGCTGTTGCGAGGCTTCGCGCTCCGTGCCGGCTCATCCCACTGCTTGACGGCAGGCTTCTCACGCTGAACCACAGTAATACTGTCGGCAACAACATCGTGGAACACTTTACCGTTGTCGGCGGTGCGGATAGTGAGGCGGCCCGCAACGATGACACGGACACCCTTCATCAACTGGTCAGTGACAGTCACATCAGTGTCGAAGCTGGTGACGCGGATCCAAGTGGTTTCCCCGTTCACATACTCGTTGCCAACCTTTTTCGACGGTGTGACACCAACATTGAATGTTACATACTGTTTGCCGGCAGCCGAGGTTTTCACTTCAGCGATACTTCCCAGGTTGCCTGTGAACTCGGCCTTGATTTCTCCAGCCATTTACTTTTTCCTTCCAATCAGTTGTTTGCGCTCATCCGGAGTTAATCCGCCCCAAACGCCATAAGTAAAGTCTTGCCCATCCAACGCGAATTGTAAACACTTCACACGGATAGGGCATTCGTTGCAGATTTGTTTTGCGAGCGTGAATGTTGTCGGGTCGAACCACACTTCGGGGTCGGTGGTGCGACAGTTCGCTTCATCCCAAGTTTCGCTCATGGATTAAGTTTACTGCTTTTATAGGGTTTGTAGGCGTATTTCTGTTCTTGCTTCGCCGTAATGTTTGCGGGCCGTAATAACGATTATTTGGGCATCGTCAGTGATTGCGCCGGATTGTGTGAGTGCGTCACCTACTGCACGGATTAGGTGATCCGTGTCGGGTTTCGTGGTCATGTGTTGGCGGCGCACTGTTTTGGGTTTGTCGAAGTAGAAGTCTATTTCCAGCTGGAGGGGTGTTTCGGCTGGGGTTTTATTCCAGTGTTGTTCTGTGGCGGCGTTTTGTATGGCGGTGATTGCTTGTTTGCGCCACGGCATCAGGTTTTTGTTTGCTTCGGTGAGGACGGCGCGGCCTTTGACAACATACGCCGTTTTGGAGCCTTGCTGTTGGGGTTTGCCTGGAATGCTAACGGTCAGCACGGTGAATCAGGTAGTCGATTGCGTCGAACCAACCGGTCTTATAGCTGGGGGTTTCCGAGATTTCGTCTGCGAGCGGGTCGGCTTCGGCGAGGGCTTCAGCGGCCTCTAGGCGTTCTTTGCGTAGGAACTCTAGCCAACGTTCGTTTGCTTCCTTTACGCCTGTTGTTGCTCCGGCAGCGAAGTCGTTGAGTGCTTTGTCTAGTTTCTCGTTCACGGTTTTAGTCTAAAAGAAAACCCCCACCTAAGTGGGGGTTCCAGCGAGTCACCTTACCGCTCACCGTCTCAACACATCGTCTGGTTTCGCCTGTTCCAGCAAACTCGGTTAACTGACCGAGGTAAGGATTCGAACCTTACTGTGCGCGACCTGGTAGGAGGACTGCTCTAAGTGTTGATTTACTTATTTAGATTCTACTAATCTGCATCGTTAGATACAAGCCTAATAGTTTTCGGATTCACTGGACGCAACTGTCGCCAAAGCAATGCTTCAAGTTTTGTTGTAGCACCATCGAGAAGCAGAAACATTGCCGCCCTGTCTGGGTGTTTAGCAAAAATAGCTGCATAATCTTTCCGGCTTGCCTCAAACAAGTTTTCGGTCAGATTCTCAAACTCGTAATCCAACCGAACAAACTCGGCTTTGAAAGTGTCCGTCAATGTTTCGGCAACCTGCTTCACCCAAACATGGAACTCGTCAGGCGCACCCGCAAACTCGGTTTCAAGATTCTTACCTTGAGAGAGGACTTCCCAAATGTGGCGTTCGTTTACGCGCGTCAAATACTTGTGTAGGCGTTTGTATTCGTCGAACTTGATTTTGACCATGCCAGTGTAGGCGTGAACAACATAACCTTCAGCGTTCGGTCTGGCGGGGAGTGACAAAAGTTCACCAAATGTCATAGTGCCAAACGATTGAACGCAGTCACGAAAAATGTCGCTAAACGGCCACGTGTCAGACGTAAACAATTTGCCCGTCTCGTTGGAAACAGCACCCAAAAACCGCATCGTGTTTACGGATCCATAATCAACCACTACACGGTTCTCTGGGTAAATGATTTCAAACAAATACGTGAAACCAAAATCCAAAAAATCGTCGCGGTCGGACAAGTTTTCATTCCAAAACTTGGTTGCCCAAACTGCTTGCTCGCTAGAAAACGAACCCCTGGTCGCTACAGCTGTGGAACCGTCCGGCATTGGGTAAAGAATGCCCAAAGAACCGTCTGCCTTATCGAATGCGGTTACTTCAGCGTTCAAGGAAATGTTGGGGGCTTGTTCCTGGTCGTAGTTGAAAAACTTGCGTATTGGGCGCGCTATGACTTTGTTTGTTTCTGCATGGACAATGAGTCCGCGGCATTGCAAAGTTACTTCATTCCAAGCTTCATCCCAAGTGCAACTATCTGTGTAGTTGTAAATGATGTAAGGCGCGGTTGGATGCGTTTGGGCTTTTATGTAGCCCGCCTGCATCATGTCCAAGAACTGTGATTCTGTAAACAGGTCAAAAAGGTGCATTAGAAGTTTCCGTTCGCTACTTGAAAAGTTGGCAATCCGAGACGGTTGCGCCACAAATGAACAACCTGGTCGCGATCATCCAAAACAAAATCAACAACATACTTGCCTGCAATGTGTTGCTGAAACAATTCATACTTCACAATCCAGTCGGGTCGCCTGTCTCCGGCGGGGCGCATATAGAGTTCAATCTCCCAAAGCCCCGTGTTGTCCAACAGCCAAGCCTCAGTTTCGGTGCGGCATTCCTCGCCTCGACCAGACATGAAAATGATTCGGCTAAGGCTTTCAAGCACAAGATTGTCGATAAGGTCGCGCACAGGCTTGTTGGGGATGTCTGTGTGGACTTTATCGAACTCGTAAGGGCCGCGGCCGTTCATCAAAGCTACAGTGCCGTCAATGTCGCACAAAATAACGCTAGGAAGTTTTTGCTTATTGTTGTAAGGCTCAACGATTGGTGTTACGTTCCCCGTCCAGGGCTGTAGGCGGTTAGCCTGTTTCGCCATGTCGCGAATAACTTTCTCACCCACCGGTGCGGGCCGTAACGCGTCACGCTTAATGCATTCCTCAACATCAACAGCTAGGAAGTCGTCTTTCACTGTGAACCATGCGCCGAGTTCGTTGCTCAAGTTTTCAAGGGAACGAACCGTGGACTTGTTCAAGTTTGTGTTGTCAATAATGACTGTTTCGACGTGTGGCTGAGTGAGTAGGAACCGAAGCAGGTTTAGGCGCGCTTCATGCAGCATGGCCGATGCTTCCTGGTTGCGGGGCTGCATACCGCCCCAAAGCATTTTCACTAGGTCGTCGTTGTTGATTCGTGCGACTGAGATTCCTAGGTTTTTGACGGCGTTGGTTGCCCAAGTGGAT